CCGCCTCAGCGTCTCTGCGGCGTTGTAAGCCTTTGGTGTTCGGCCACAAACGCTTCATCGACCGGATGAGTTCCGGTACGTCATAGAACCGGCGGTCGCGCATCGCGTTCTGGATGCCCAGCATCTCCGATCGCCTGTCCCCCGCGAGGGCTGTTCCACGGTTGAATACCAACGAGATAAGAGCGTCCCGCGCCTCGTCTGGAAGGTCTTCGGCCTGCGGGTAAATGCGCAGCATCCGGAGGTAGAACATGGGCAGCGTGTTCTTCTGGAAGACATCAACGGCCTTCTGCCAAAGCACCACGATAGAGCGCATTGCGGGCGAGGCGTGCAGGAGTTCGCGGGCTGCGTTTGCCTTGACTCCAAGGGCGGCGGTGAGCGCAAGGTAGTCGGACTCGGGGAGCAGTTCCTCCCACGCTTCCGAGAACTGTTGCGGTGTGGTGTAGCCCAAGTCGTAGCCAATTCCAATCGTGACGCCGCTTTGCTCCCCAGGCCACGTCGGGCTCTGAAGAAACTTGCGGTAGTACTCCTCACCGCCGCCAACCTCGAAGTCGATGATGAGCTTTAGACCGTCGTCAGAGAGAATCATTTGTGCTCGTGGAAGAATCGCTCCGAGATTTCGCTCACCTTCTTCCACAGCTCCTTCCGGTCATCCTCGCACTCGCGGATTTTGTTGCTGAGATACCAAATGGCGGTGGCCATTGCGAGCGCAAGCGGCCCTTGGGCGATGAGCTGGTTTACCATGGGTTCAATGAGCAGGTCGGCTATCACGGTTTCTCCTTACGAAAGATGTTGATGGCGGAATATACGCTCACGCCGGCGGTGAGAATAGCGTCTGCTTGGTCGGGCGCAATACGAACTCCAAAGACCGTGAGAAGGCTGATGATTCCGCGCCACGTCGATGGCTCCAGCAAGCGAGCAAGGATGTATTTCATAGGTGATGTTGGTTGATTCTGTCTGCAAGAAGCGCCACGGCGCTCACGGCGAGCGTTGGTAGTACGAAGTCCAGTATGCCCTTGAGCGTCCACGCACGGGCCTCTAGGCCGCCCCAGAAGGGCATATTCGCCCTGCGTCCACCGTAGTGGTGTTCGATGTTGCGGTACTCCGCCTGGGCGTACTCACGCCCCCAGAAGTACGAAGCACCTGCTGCCGCGCCCGTCCACCAATCACCGCTTGCAAGAGCGATGACGGACTGGATGGCGAGTGCAATCAGAGAGTGGGCGAAGTGGTGCATGTTAGTTGCGTGGGTCGAACCAGAGCATGTCGATATCAATGGGCGGTGGATTTTGGTGGGCGTTCATGTTGCTTAATGATGTTAACTGCGTGCAATCTGATTATAGCGATCGGCCTATCTCAATCCACGATTCACCTCCAACTCCTAGCAGTGTCAATGTGCTTCCAGTTTGAGTTGTGAAATTTGCGTTGTTGTTTAGCCTGATTGATCCAACTCCAGTTCCTGCCGCCAATACTGTTAATGCGCCTTGAAAAACTAAGGTAACAACACGGCCTGCCCAAGCATGAAGCAGTGTTCCTATGTTTGTTGTTCCACTAATATAAAACTGAGATCCTGTATTTGCAAGTAGGACAACAGAAGCACTCGCAATAGATTTTAGTGTCAAATTGACAGTTGGATCGCCTCCAAAATTTGTGTAAATGTTGTTATTTCCTAAACAAATATCAGCAGTAGGAATTGTGGCATTAACAATTGTTCCCGCAATATTTTTTACCCACGAATCATCAAAAATTACCCTTGAGGCTGAACTTGTAACGCTAACAACATTTGTCACATCACGAATGGAGCATCCGTTAATTATTGCATCGCCATTGTAAATCAAAATGCCGTGAGCAGATCCTCCCCATGCACTGTGATTTTGAATAATTGTCGAAAGCGGAATTGAACCAGACACGTTGTCAATGAAGACTCCAGCGGTAGCTTGAGCTGCTGTCTGACAATCAATCAGTTTGGTGTCCTCACATCCGTTTATGACTTGAATTCCAATGGAATTTGGATGACCTCCAGGAACATTATCAAAACCACATCCAAGCGCAGTAATTGAATTGCACGCAGATATTGTTAGTCCTCTAAGATATCCATACGAAAAACAATTTGTGATTTTATTCCAGTCTCCACCATCGCGGAAATAGTACGCATTCCCAGGCCGAATTAAAATTGGGCTTCCCGCAGAAATGGTTGCAAATGGCCAGCAGTGACACTGAAAAAGATAGGCAATATCGTAACACGCTGCGATTTCAATCCCATTGATGTTGTCCATGTAAAGGCTGGTTAGCCTTGCACGCTGGAATCCGTATGAATAAAAGCCCTTATTGAAACCAAGAATCATGGAGTTTTCTACCGCAACATCATCTCCATCTGCTGTTATGGCCGTTCCTGTCCACCCTGCCACGCTTGTCTGCGGAAAAGTCATTCCCTTCCTGTAAATTAACAATCCAGACAAAGATGAACCGCCTTTCATTGTAATCGTTTGTGTTCCGCTCAAAATAAGCGATCCACCAACAAGACTGTAGTTTGCAGACGAATTGTCTTTTGGACTGCCAACGTATATATTTGGCCCTTTGATACTTACATTTGGTTTTACAACCAATGTGGAGTCCAAAACACACATCATGCCGTTTGGAATCATTACGGTTCCACCAGCCGCCCCCAAGGAATCAATGGCCGCTTGAATCGCCGCCGTATCATCCGTAACCCCGTCTCCTCTTGCTCCGAACTCAAGAACCGAGACGATTCCGTTCAGCTTTGATGCGTTTTGAAAAGATTTGCTGCTCATAGTGTTAATTTAATGATTATTGCCCCGCAACAGATGCGCGCCAGAAAAATTGTCTCTGTAATGTGGTTGTTGCTCCAACAAAAATAGTAAACAGCGACGTTGTGACGTTTCCAGCACTCCAAACACCAGTTTCAGGTTGGCCCAAAGGCGTTAGTTCTATTACTTGCGGGGCAACACTCATTCCATGAGTGACGTCATAAGAATTGACTCCTAATGGTACGGTAGCAACGCCTGAGTTTTGGGTAACATATCCAATGCAGCTTTGAATTATTTTGGTTGGTCCAAACCCTGCTCCGTTAATAATGCCACCTTGTCCATTATTGTGAAAAGTTGATCCAATAATGTTAAAATTATTAAGAGAAGCAGGAATTTCAATTCCGTATCCTTTAGTGACATTTCCGTTATAAGAAATGTCGGTGCCGCTAACAGAAAAAAACTGTGGCAGCGTTGCTCCAAACACAATCCCATGACCGCCAGATGTGCTGCGACCGTTGAAGTAAATCTGGCCACCATCAATGGTCACAAAACCACCATCAAGTTCAATGCCAGGGCCAACATTATTGTAGATGTACGGCGATCCCGAAATACTAACCACTGGAATAACGGTTGTTCCGCCTCCGATGATAATTCCTCCAGAACCATCGTCATCCGTGCCACAGCTTGCAACCCATAAATTATCAATTGAAAGCAATGCCACGCTCTCGCCAACCTGCTTAATACCCCAACGCTTGCAGGAGTCGACATTGAAACTTTGAATAAACACTTCGCGGTTCCGCTTGGTTGCGGTCGTAGCGGCAAGAGATAGCGTGGTGTCAATGACAACGCCTGTTTCAGCCAAGCTAACATCACTGCGCCGCAAATAAACACCACCTGCATTTCCGCCAATGCGGACACCGCAAGCACCCGTTGCGTTTTGTCTTAAAAATCTGAGATTTCCGTCAATGACTATTTCGGCCCCGTAAGTGTCGTCCGCATTTCCTCGCATCCGAATGCCGTCTTGTAGTGTAACGCACCATCCTCCGTAAACGAAAACAGTGTCAAATCTATCAAAATACCATCCGTAATACAAACGGTGTCCTCCAGAGCTATTGTATAAATCTTGATTTCCAACATTTACATTATTCCAATAGCTATCTGTAATAAACCTGCAATTAAAAGCATAGCCTCCAGTTTTTGTAACATTCGACCAGAGTGAAAAGTTCTCAAACAGTAATCCGCTGATTTCAGTTGTCCCATCTCCAATCAAGAAAATGTCAGCAGTTGCGGATGTGGTTTTAATCACGCTGCCGTATCCGTCGCCGCAAATACCCGTGTTATTCAGCGTGATAGTAAGAGCGGAACTTACCAAATAAGTGCCAGCAGGCAGATACGCAACTCTGCCAGTATTCAGAGCAGCCTGAATCGCCGCCGTGTCGTCTGTGATGCCATCCCCAACCGCACCAAAGTCCTTCACGCTGACTGTCTCGGCCAGCTTCGCCTCGACGTTCGTGAACACCGAGTCCATCGCAGGCAGCTTGTAGGTGACGTCTTGAGCGTCGATGTTTGCGGCGGTGTCGTAGTTGTAGCCGATGTCAAAGACGAACTCGTCCCCGTTGTCAGCCCCAGCCGTAAGGGTAATCTGGCTGTAGCCGGTCTCGGAGTAGTCTTGACCCACAATGAGCCGCAGGCCGTTGCGGTAGACGAACAGGTTGTTCGTCCCAGGGATGTAGGTGCGGCTGAGGTTGAACACCGTCTGCCCCGCGATGGCCGTGATGACCTGCTGGTAGGTGCTGCCTGCGCTTGCGCTGGGGTCGCGGTAGTTGAGGTCAGAGAAGACCAGTGCGCCCTTGTTGTTGGTGACGCGCAGGGAGTAGGTGACGAAGGCCGTGTAGATGCGCCCTGGGGAGCCGTTGCGCGAGAGGTAGCCGTTGATGGTGCGGATGGGCTGCGCGGCTGGCTGGGTGAGTGCCTCGTCCCAGTAGACCGGTATCGGGTCGGTGACAGGGTTCAGGTTGGCGGAGCCAACGTAGACGTAACCGTTGTTGAGCGGCGAGCCGTCGGTGTCGTTGAAGGACGGGAAAGGGGAGGTGATGATGTATGACATGGCGGTTTACTTCTTTTCCTGCTCAAACTTTCTCTGGGCGTAGAACTTCACATACGGACGCAGGTTCTTGACTGTATCCGCGTTGGTTCCTCTGAGAAGCTCTGCTGCAAGTCTTGGATTTGTCTGGGCTTCAGCAAGTATTTTCAGCGCGGCTCTTGAGGAATCACCCCTGTAGGTCATTGTAAGCAGATTCGCAATCGAACCGAAGATTTTATTGACCGCTGACACCTCATTTGCGCCCATGCCTGTTGCAATGCGTTGCAGTGCTCCAAGAGCGTTGTTCTTGTTGATTTCAGAAAGCGAGTCCTTGAGGGAGGTGCGCAATGCTGTTTGGGATTGACCGGCAGTTGCTCTACCGGCTCGCGCCATGACTTCGTACTGGCGCCGTATGATGTCGAGCGCACGCATCTCTCTGGAGTTTGCTCCGTAAACCGTCTCGAGCACCTGCCTAGGCTCTGCTCCTTGCGTGAGGAAATCATTCATGCGTCCAGCCAAACCAGCAAACTCCTCCATGGTTACTGGGCCTTCAGCGTTGAGAGTCGTCTCAACTCGCGTGCTGGAGCGAAAGCGCTCATTGAGATAGTTGCTTACAGCGTTTCTGAAGCCTTGTATTGCTTCTGGATTTCCGCGCAAATCTCGCATTAACGCTGCGGCTGTCTCGGCAGGATTCGGTGAATCAAACACTGCCTGAACGGCAGACTGCGGTGAACGTCCAAGGATTCGGTTGGCCGCGTTGGCTTGGATGCGTTCCTGTTCGGTTCTGAATGTTTCACGCGCAGCTCTTCTTCGCTCTTGCTCAACCTGAATCTCACGCTGTCTTGCACCGGTCTCTTGCGCTGTCCTCTCTTGACGCATTGCACCAACTTGCTCGCGGGCGGCGCCTCTTGCTTCAGTAGCCGCCTCAACGCCTGCTCTGGCTTGACGAACACCGGCCTGCGCGTCACGCACTGCCTGCATCGCTTCAGGGAACACTCTAGCAAAGTCGCGGTTCTTCTGATCCATGGCCCAGTTGTCCATGGCGGTTGTGGTCGGAGATGCGCCGACCTGTTCAGCGAACTTGTCAACAAACCACTGGTTAATCGAGTTTAGAGCGTTTTGATCGCCCTTGATTGAATCACGAAGCTGCAAGAGAGACTCCTCGTTCTTGGTGTAGGCGTCGATGGTCTTGCTGTTGACGGTGGTCTTGCTGGCTTCAGGAGCCACAACGCCAGCCGCAGGCCCGTCAATGTACCGCTGTGCGTACTCAAAGTAGAGTCTGTTGGCATCGCGGAACAACTCTGACGCCCTTCCAGCAGACTCTAAATCAGCGCGAAGAGCATCCTTTACCTGCTGAAGCCATCCCTTGAACGTGCGGTTGTCTGTGTCTGAAAGCTCGCCAGAGATGTTCCGGTAGTTTGAATCAATGTCCTCAACCCGAAGCTGTCTGTTAGGTTCAGGATTATCAACGTATGCATCAAGCATCCGCTCGATGTGCCCTGGAAGTCTGCCAATTCCAGCCTGCCGACGCGCTCTTGTCAGGGCGTCGATCGTGTTCGTGAAGTCAACGGTAAGCTCACCGGCTTCTTCTCTTGCTCTGCCATACGCTCTATCAACCTGAGCTTTTTCTTCAGCGGCATTGCGTTGGAGAACTGACTCAACCGTTCTGCTAAAGTCTGCACGCGAGCGCCCCTGTTGTGCCTGTGCGAACTGTCCAAGCGTGCGCTCAAGCGTTGCCCTGCTAGCGGCCAAAGCGGTCTCTGCGTTGAGAAGACCGTTTTCCGCATCAGCAAAGTTCTGTCTGGACTGCGCGACGGCTTCCTCAAAAGCAGCCAAAGCCCGCTGATTACCGGCTGCAATAGCATTCTCACGGGCCGCTTCAGCAGCGCGAATCAGATTGTCATGCTGTTGCTGGATAACCGCCTGAGCTTCCTGAATGCCAGCTGCCCCTTGCGGCGCCAAGGCTTGCCCTAAATCGCGTGCAATTGCTGCCCGTGACTGCTGACGCACTTCGCGAAGTCTGGCACCTTCCTGCGAGTTTACAAGGGCTTCCTGAAGCCCAAGCAGACCTTCGTTGCCTGACACCTCGCCAGCGAAAAGTTGTGCGCCCGGACTCGTTGCTGTTCCTGTCTCGATTGCACGGGCAGCTGCTTCGATGCGTTGCGGAACTTCCTGTGGCGTTTGCGCGGTTGCACCGGCGAACTCGCGCATGGTGCGCTGCGCAGACTCGCGAGCGGCAATATCGGTGCGCTGCGCTCTGGGCGTCATTATCGCTCGTCCAAGAGCCGTTGGACGCGTCACAGCCCCAAGTGCGGCGCTTTCAATGGCGCCATTGAGGATTTCTTGTCCAGATGGGAGTCTTCCGTCCAGCGCCGCTGAAGCAAAGCCACCGGCAGCACCGGCAGCTGCTCCAATGGCAAGTTCCTGAGCCATCAATCTTCTGGCAACTCCTACGGCCTGCGGAGTTCCCATTCCAGCCACATTTGCAAGTTTGCCTACAGAGGGAACACCCATCGTCAGGGATGGTGCAAAACTTCCAGCCGTGCGTGCCGCCGATGTCAGTCTTTGCGATTCATCAAACGCCCGCTGCGCGGCCTGTGCTTCTGTTTCAGGCAGCAACTCCTGCTGGAGTTTCCCAGCGACAGCCCCACCGGTAACAGCACCTCCAATTGCTCCAACTGGCCCCATCGTTCCGCCAAGGAATCCGCCAACCGCCCCACCAATTGTTGGAACAATCTGTTCGGTAGCACCGCGAGCCGCAGCCCCCAGCATACTCGGCTCTTTCTCCTGCTTGTACTTCTCCCATGCGCCAGCAAGCGTTGGCGAGGCTTGTGGATCAAACGAAGATGCGATGTCGATGCCGCCTTTGGCCACAAGGTTGTCGAAAAAGTCCCTTGTGGACTTGCTGCCAGCTGTCTTTTTGAACGACTCAACTTCCGTTGCGGTTGGAGCCTCGCCGGTCTGCGCCTGACGAAGTTCTGCGATGAGTTCCCGCGGTACGTTCTTGTTCAGATTCGCCTCTTGCCTTGCGGCTTCACCATAGAATGGTTGCGACTGGAGTTCTTGCGGAGGTTGCTCGATGCCGGATGTTCCAGCTGGAAGAGCGGCTTCTTGGCGGGCGCGATCCTGAGCCTGTTTGAATTTTACCAATTCCTGCGCGAAGTAAGTCGCGTTTTCGGTATCTCCATTCTCTCTGGCAAGGTCAAACGCCTTCGCCAAATCTTCTACCGTTGCCATTTTCTACTTACCTCCTTTCCGAAGGTATTCTGCTGCTATCTCAAAAATATCATTTCCAACATTTTTGAAATCAGGCGCTTGACCACCTTCTGGAGGCCGTTGACTAATAGCATCCATCTTACGCTTCTCAACTGCATTAGACTCTTCCCGCATCTGTTCAAAGAAGTCCGTTGAGCCTAGTTGTTTTACGATTCTTTTTTTGAAATCAGGAAAGGATTCTCCCTTCTTGATAGGGATTCCAGCAATACTGGTGTCCTCTTGAGCTTTTCGCGCTAATCCAATGTTTGTAGCCCACTCAACTTGTGCTTGTTCGTAATTTTCGGCTCTTGCAGTGGTGTTTACTACTGCCTTCAGATAATCTTTCAAGATAACGGGAGATGCCGTTTTTGATGGCATTGCGCTTAATGCACGAGCCGTTTCAGTGTTCGACATTGCCCCAGAGCCAGGAGCTGCTTGTTTCCAGTTACGCAGAGCCTGAGCGTCAAGCATTCCGCCTATCTGCGTTCTGAATTGCGTCACATCATCCCCGCCAAAAAACCGAGTAATTGCTTCTTTTACTTGAGCGGGAGCACCACTGTCTAAATTCAATTCCTCTGCTTTCTTGTAAAGATCAAGAGCATTGTTTGCAGTTTCATTCATTTTGATTGATGAATCCGCATAACTCTCAACCACCTTCTCGTCTATTTTATCGAGAGGTCTTCCAACACCTGATTCTCCTTGAGCTTTTTTTCCAAAAGCTGTTTCCCTTTCTGCTTCAGCCTTGGTTTTCTTGAGCTTGAAATACGTTTCAGCGGTCTCTCCAATCATCTTTCCTATCGCAGATTGACCAAGCAAATTGGAAAGTTCTGTGCCACGAAGATACCATCCTGTTTGATCAAGAGTTCCTTCTTTGTTTTGCTTCTTAATGCTCTCCAGTTCTTTTGATACAATTTCTCCAAGATTTTTGTTTTGAGGATTTTCACTGTTCTTCAATCCATCCACAAGGCTTTGAAGACGATTGATTGCAGTTGCATTGTCACCGCCAAGCCCCGCTGTCGTTACCATTGAAATCTGTTTTCCAAATTCGGATCGAACTGGGTCTGGGACTGCAGCAATCGCGCTCCGAAACACATTACCCTCTTGCGGGTTGAGCATAAACGAGAGAACAAGCGCATCGTTTACCGTTTTCTTGTCTTCAGGACGTATCTCCCCTCGCTCAAGCAGAGGGCCAATCTTTGTCGCAGTAATGGCTTGAGCAAGTTGTGGGAACTTTGAAACAAACCCTGGGCTTGCATTTGGAAGCAGTGTGGCAATTTCTGCTGGGCTTTTGCCTTCAGAGATTGCAATCGCAAGATTCCTGTCTGCCTCCTGTTGTTTTGTGAACTCTCCAAACCTTGCTTCTTCTCGGGACGCCGCAGCCTGCATCAAAGCTGACCTGTCTTGGGCCTCAACAATGTTCTGCAACGCTCCAATTTTCTGCATCATGCCAGCACCAAACCCTGTTGGTTGCGGTATGTTTATCGAGTAATCGAACTTAGAGGCCATACGCTTTTAGAAGAATCCGAACATCTTTTTCTGGGGCATACCTTTCATTTCACGAAGGAAGTTTTGTGCCCCGAATGTCTGCGCGTAATCACCAAGAGCGCCAACAGCGCCCATGAGACCTTGGTTTTGAGCGTTTGCTGCGCCAATGATTCCAGCCGCTCCAGCGGCGCCTCTATCCGAGTAGAGACCGGCGATTGCATTGCCTGCTGATGTTGCCGCAGCACCGGTTCCAGCGGCTGAAGCTTGACCGATGTTGAGCAGGCTTTGCGCTGCTGTTTGACCGACGTTGGTCAATCCCCCAAGTCGCGCATACGTTTGATCGATGAGCGAGTTGAGAAGCTGCGGACGGAAACGCGCAATCGCGCTTTGCGTGTCATCAGCTCCCCTTCGACCGGTGGCAGATGCGGTTGCGAGCAAACCGGCCTCCCCTTGACGAGCGAGCTCTTGGAACAGTGGCCCCTGCTCAATCTGCTGGATGGCTTGGCGCTGTTGCTCCATGCCCATCTGCTCGTACTGCTTGTCCTCAAGGACTGGTTTAAGGAGAGCCTGCTGTTGATTATACCCCTGCGTTTCGATGTCTCGAATGCCCTTATCTGTGGCAAGCTGGAAGTTGGAAATAAGGTCTTCACGAGCTTGTTTGATTGCCGTTTTGCCCTTTTGCCCTTCTGCAAGAGTTGGTTTTTTGTACGCTGCTGACTTCTTAAAGAGCTCTAGTTCCTGCTTTCTATTGCGCTCGTACTCATCAATGTTTTGCTCAGTGATGTCAGATAACTGCCTGTAATCTGTCCCCTGATATACATTGAAGAGTGCCTGTTGGCGTGCTTGTTCGCCGCCGAGACCAACAAGCCGTTGCATCTGCTGAATCGCCCCTGGGCCAGCCGCGATGTACGGCTGCGTCAAATCAGGCCGTCCAGCCGAGACGTATGGAGCAAGGATTTTTTGAACAAAATCAAACTGACGCCTTTGCTCTTCAATGCCTTGGTCAATGCCTTTTTGCTGCGCTTTTGCTGCTGCTTGAGCAGCTTTAGCAGAACGTCTTCCTGCAAAAACTGATGCTCCTCCCAATGCGAGAGCGGTGCCTGTAAGAGGATCTAAGCCCATAATTTAGAATCGTTTAAGGTAAATCTTCTCTGCAAGTTTGTATCCCATCCTTAAAAGAAGCTTTTCAAGATCAACCGATGCTGATGAGTGCTGGGTAACAAAAAGTGCGCCGTCGTTTTTAAGTTGTTCATCACACCACTTAAGAAACTTGATGCCAGTTGTTCCTTTTCTGAAGTCCTTGTGAAGAAATAAGGTGTCATGGGACGCAAAGTTGACGCCGTGCTGATGGTGTTCAACGAACGCAAATACGTTGTATCCAACCAACCTTGACTCATGTCGCGCAGTGAAAACGCGAAGCAGTCCAAGTTGCTCAAAAGTTCCATACTTATCGTACGGAACCCTTGCAGGAAGATCTGCAATTTCGCCAGAAACTTCCGCGTGATGAATCCCAATGAGTTCTTCTGCTTCATTGCCAAGTTGCTCGGTAAAGATTTCACGCTGAAACTCCATCTCTAGGTCACTTCCCTCCCAGAAGCCATAATAGTAAGCGACGTCGCCGCGCTGGCGGTCGTTGAGATGATGCCGCCAGACTCAAGAACCTGCCCGACAAGCTCTGGGCAGGTGTAGGTCTCATTCGGTACGACGACCTTCGAGGACAAGATGCGGTTGCTGGCAGCAACAGAACCCGATGGCGTAATCAGGTTCACCGAGATGGACACGTTCGCAGCCGCCGTGTTGGTTACCGTGAACTTGTCGATGATGCACTTGCAGTTCACCGCCTGATACTGAGCTGTCGCAGCAGCCTCAGCCTGCTTGGGCGGGATGATGTTTTTGACGGTTACAGCCATGTCAGGAGATGTTGTTGGTGACGCTTAAAATGACCGACGGAATGTCAGGCACCGGTGGGGCTGCGGTAAAGGCTTTGATCTCGATGTCCACGGTGTCCACGGACCACATGAGCTCAAAATAATCTCCCGCAGTCATCTTATACACGAAGTTCCATGCTGCAACACTTTCTGCGTTGTTGCCTTGGATTCGTATTTGGGTGGCCGAGTTGGCTTGGTCAACGCCGTTGATTCGCGCCCACAGGTAGAACAAGCCAACGCCCCCAGCAGTCTTGTCCAGTTGCATGGAGAACTGGAAGTTGTAAACGCCCTCAGAATCAACGTAGATGCGGCTTGCAGGCGTCCCAATCCGCACACCGAAGCTGAGGTCAGTTGAGTTGAACGTGACGGCGTATGCCGTGTTTATGGCTGCTGCATTCTGCGTTGTGGTGTCGTAGAAGGTGCCGTACCTCGGGTTCTTCTTCTGCTCTACCGGTGGAGCTTGCGAGAGAAGGGCTACCTGCTGGGCCAGTTCAGCAATCTGGTTAGCCTGCTGAGCAGGCGCTGTAGAAGCAAGTTCGATGACGCTGCGAAGGGCTTCAACCGTGTCAAGCGCCTGCTGTGCAGACGTCTGAGAGTTATACGAGTCAATGGTGTTGGCGTCGATGCCGGCTGGGACGTACTCGAAGAGTTGCTCGAAGGCGCGGATGAGACGCTGGTCGGGCAGGAACTTGGAAAGGTCATTCCGGTTTGGCTTGATGGAGTTCGCCATTTACCACACAAGCGGCTCAAGCCGCGCCTCCAAGCGGGCCATTGACAAGTGCGCGTCGCTCGTCCCGCGAAAGCGATACGTTCTCCAGTCTCCCATGCGACCGTTGCGCATCCACGTCAGGCGCTTGTTGCGGTCTCCAGTTTTGCCGGCGAGGATGCCGCGCTGTTGCGAGTAGGTGACGCCATCAGTCGAGTAACTCGCGAAGATGGTCGGGTTTATGCCAATGGCCACGCGCCCAGGCAGGGCAACGAGCTCCAGTTCGTGGAAGATGGCGCCCTTGCCTTCGTTGTAGAAGATTTGTGTCTCGAACTGCCAGCCAACACGCTCGCCCCAAAGCGAGGAGATGTCTTGAACCGCGTAGCCGAGATTGGGTGCTGAGGTGTCCCCGCAAACCCACTTGTCGTAAGCGTACACAAAGTTGCGTGCGCGGTAGCTGCTGTTGCCGTAGAGACCGTCAGCCAGCGTGAACCAGATGGCTTGGCCGGCGACCTGCGAGATCGCGCCGTCGTAGACTAGCGTGTGGTCCGGAAGGTGGATGTAGAGGTGGTTAAGTCCGTTGTACAGACGTGTTTCACAGATAGTCGTAGCCAGAGCAGCTTCAGAGTAAGTTGCCAGAATCTGGTCAATCTCCCGTGTAGCGATTTTGACGGTGTTGGCTCCGGACGCCAGCCATACCGATGGCGCCTCGTTGCGTCCGCCTCCGACGAAAGCCACAGAATCCAGATATACGCAGCAGGAGTACGTTCCGATTCCACCCCGTTGAATCTGGGCTCCTTCGATGCGAGCGAACGGGAAGGATAGGATGTCTCCACCGACGTTGTTGAAGAGCTCAATGGTATGTCGGTTAATCGCATAGACCTCGTTCCGGAACTTCTGAATCGAGATGATGGGGTCTGGATCGGCTTCGGATGTCGCCTTGGCCTGAACGATGGTCGGGTTGACCAAGTTCGTCGTAGCGATGAAAAACCCGTCCGTCAGAAAGAAGTACCCATCCACCCAGCAGAAGTCCGTGATTGGCCCCATGGCAGGGTCAGGCGTGAGGCTAGTGAGCGTTGAGCCGTTCCAGTAGTACAGCGTTCCGCTGGAGAGAATCGCCAGCAGCGTCTCCGAGTAGTCAAAGGTCACTTGACCACTGCCGCCCACGTCCGCGAGCACCACCACGTTCCCCAGCGAGCTCACCGATACGAGCTTCGTGCCCATCACGCGGTAGAGCACGTTGTTCCACTCAATGCCGCCACGGTCAACCCCAGGGCCTACCGCGAACTGCTTAATCCCGTCAGCCGGTCTCAGGTAGCCCTCGCTCAATCCAGATGGCTGAACGACGGGCACCAAGTTGCGCGGGTAGCTGCGGCGAAAGTCGCCGGCTCCGTCCGTGTAGATACCGCTGAGCAGTGGGACTTGCATTACTTCTTCTTGGCGGTCTTGGCAGAAGCCTTAAACGCAGCAGCGGTCGGGGCGCCCTTGGAGCCTGGCTTGCGCATACGCTCCTTGCTACCGGCTTCGATGCGTTCGCGTTTGGCGTGGATGTTGGCGTAGAGTCCTTTTTTCATTTGCAGTTCCAGCGTTTGAGTGAAGCAGCTTTGCGGGTGGGGCGACCTTTCTCGTCTTTCATGGGCCCAGGCATCCCGCTCATACGCGCACAGAAAGACGCCTTGCGGCCCTCGTCTGCCTTCGTCTTGGGGTTGGGTGCAGGCGCCTTCAGATTCGAGCCTGTTGCGCGGTTGTACTTTGCGCGGCCTTTCGCGGTGAGCCCAGCGCCTTGGGACACTGGGAGCTTCTCGCCGCGAGAGACCGAGAGGTTGACTTGTTTCTTAGCCATTGGACTCTTCAGGAGGAGTGTACGGACTTGTGTCGCCCCAAATGATGACACCCTGAACAATCTTGGTTAAATCATCAACAATAGCGTATCGCATGATTAGAAGTAAGTTGTAACAATTACGATTCCATCCGCTCCATTACCGCCAGCACCAGAATTGTTTGTGGAATCAAGTCCTGCTCCGCCGCCACCACCGCCAGCACCATAAAAACCTCCATTGCCACCGTTCCCGCCATTAACGCCAGCAGTGGTTGATGAGCCTCCACCTGCCCCTGCGCTACCTGCGATTGCAGTATTAACAAACGAGTTTGAGCCAGTTCCACCGTTTCCTCCGCCAGCCAATCCACCACTCGCTTGACCTCCAGATGCGAACGTGCCTAAGGCAACTCCACCAACTCCACCATTTGCGGGTGTTGGAGTAGATGCCGCCAAACCTCCTCCAGATCCGCCACCAGGACAACCAACTGTAGTATTGTTTCCTCCAGCACCTGCTCCAGTTCCTCCAGTTCCTCCATTACCACCTTGAAACATCGCTCTAGCAGAGGCAGATGCTCCCGCTGGCCCCGATGACGTTGTTACGACTCCAGCTCCGCCTCCGCCCTGCACAATCACCCAACCCCCAAACGATGAATTTGTGCCCGCTGTTCCAGCACTACCATTAGTAGCATTTACAGTCACAGACGCTCCGCCAGGGCCGCCTGCTCCAACCGTTACTGTTTCAGTTGCGCCAAGTAGAGCTGCACTAAATGTGCGAGCAGAATACGAACCCCCGCCTCCGCCTCCACCTCCAGGTGCAGCACTACCTGCGCCGCCTTTGCGACCAGATGCTCCGCCGCCGCCAGCAGAAATTACAAATACATCAACTGACACAGCCCCTGCTGGCTTCGTCCAAGTAAATGTTCCAGGCGTTGAAAACACCTGCACATTCGTTGGTGTTGCGCTCCCGCCGGTTGCCGCAATCGTAATCGCCCCATCCCCGTTCGTCACCGTCACGTTCGAGCCTGCCGTCAGCGTAGCCTTGGTGAGGCCGCCTGCGGCGTTGCCGATGAGAAGCTGACCGTTCGTGTAGCTCGTCTTCCCCGTGCCGCCAGACGTCTCAGCCAGCGTTGCGGACAGACCAGCCGCCGTGCCGGTGGTGTTCTGGTTGAGCGTTGGGACGTCAGCGGCTTGGATTGCCGACATAACAACGTCCGATCCGTTCCCGCGAAGGTACTGACCGGAGGTCGTTGCGCCGGCGAGGTTGTCCATCGCAGCCTGCCGGTTGGCAGACTGCATGAAGGAGTCGATGTCAGAGGATACTGTAATGTCAGGCATATGCTTTAGGGTCTGAGGTACCGGTCAACGCCGCCTGGCCGGCGATAGTAGTTCGTTCCGCCACCAGGGCGCAGGTAGAACGACGCGGCGGGAGGCGGCCCTGGCGGGGTCACCGTTGGCCCCGCAGGCGTCTTCGAGCGTCGTCTTGAGAGGTAACGAATCACAGGCCAGCGCCGCAGATGAAGTTAACCGTCGTTCCAGCAGGCGAGATGATTGCAATGACGTTATCGTCCTCGAACTTGCCAAGGGACACTTGGCTACTCGGCATGACGATGTAGTCAGCGGTCGTTGCGTTAATCGTGCCCTGCCCGATGCGGACGTACACCGGATTGGTTGAACCGGTGTTAGTCACGCAAATGCTGCGGGTGCCAGATTGGATAGTGTAACGAGCGGAGGTTCCAGTTGCTGACTGGGTTTGTCCGCTACCGTAAGAGGGATTGAATGGGAGTGTCATATTAGCCTACGCGATACCATTTTTGGATGACCGGCTCGAACCGGAGTGTGAAGAAGCCGTTTGCCGCGAGAGTCGTCGGAACGCCGGCGCCAACCGCCCCGTTCAGGTTCACCGTCAAAGCGGTGATTGTCTGGGTGGTGTTGACGAGAATCTCTTGGTTTGCCACGCACCCCGAGACTTCCGGTAGCTGGATTGTCAACGAGGCCAGCGTGCTCGTTGGGGTAAGCACCAGCCACACGCTGTTGTTCGTGCCGCTGATGGCGACCGTCGAGCCGCTAATCGGCGAGGAGTACTGGATGACCTTGCCATCGTTGACCGTGACGTTCTGCTCAATGAAGTCAGCCACCACCGCTGCGGTGCAGTTGTAGTCGAGCCCGTTCTGGTTGACAGCAAACAACGTCGAAGGGCTGATGCTGTCGACGTTATCGAGATTTTGAATAGCCATGTTAGAGGAAGAGAAGCTGACCGTTGGGTTGTTGCTCGATGGGGCCAAGAGACGGAACCGGCAAGAACGGCCAATCCACATCCTTGTTGCCAGCGCCAGCAGGCATCTGCGAAGGGTACTGCTGCTGGAGGACGTTGGCGCTCTGCATGAGGAGCGTCTGGTAGCCAGCAATCGCGCCTGTCTTGGTGTCAGGCGAAGGCGATTTGCCGTACTGCGGGGCGATACGCATCGCCAGATTCAAGATGATCGCCTCATTCGCCGTTAGCGGCACATTGGTTTGCGTGTCGAGGTCAGCGTTATCAGGCGAGTTGGTCAAAGGGTAGCCAATCTGGATGGCTTTCGCGTACCACTGCGCCACCATGGCATCAAGCCGGCGCACCGCTGACTGAAGCTCGTCCGGCGTGAGGTCAAACACATAAGACGCCAGCCCGAGTTCCTCAAAAGCAGCCTCAACGAACTGGCGTTTAGTGTATCCCATGCGGTTATTTGCGCTTGCGGCGCGGTTTATCTTCTTCTTCGTCTTCTTCAGCCAGCAAAACCGGCTCTCTAGCAGCCTCAGGAGCAGGTGCAGCCTCGGATTCGGGCTCACTGACCACAATCTTCACTTTCGGCTCGTTCTTGAGCCTTACAGCGGCCTCAACGGCCTTGTTGTAGACGTCCACTGCCTCTTCAACACTCAAACTCCAGCCCAACTTGAGAGCGTCATCGAGTTCGTCTTGTGATTCGACGCTGCAATAGTCGTAGGTGCCATATCGCGCAGGGTTTTTCCCTGGCGAGCGGTACACCATGATGGGGAAATCAGTCATTTTTTCAGTTTGCCGACGGGTTTTCCAGCCGCTTGCTTCGCTTTGCGGGCAGTCGAGAGCGCGATTGCAATCGCTTGCTTCTGCGGTTTGCCGGACTTCATCTCCCTGCTGATGTTCGAGGAGATTGTCTTCTGTGAATAACCCTTCTTAAGCGGCATAAGTCCTTGGTTTCAGTTAAGTTAAGGGGATGGCCCCGAAGGGCCACCCCCCGTTTGCGGGAACTATACCTGATTGAACAGGATGATACCACTCATTTCGGGCTGCTTGTTGACAACCCCGTAGAACGTGTCCACACGATACTTGGTCGTGAGGGTGTTCTGGTCGAAACGCTTGGTCATAACGAGCTCCAACCCTTGGTCGGTTGAACCGCGCATCACCGCAACGCCAGCGTTGTCGGGGAGCGAGTAGCGGCCAGGGAGGATTTCAATCGCGTCCTTGTGCCAGAAGCAGTTCACAGGAGCTGCTGCCGTGTTGAGGAGCGTGATTGCCGCGTTGGATGCCTTCGTGTTCGCCACGCAGTTTTGGTTCTGCGCGGAAGCCGCGTTGGCAACCTGATTCGAGATGATCGGAGGGCTGATGACGATTGCTTGGCTACCGGCAGCAGGCGCACTCGCCGAGATAACACGGAAGGTCTTAGGCTGACCGGTGTCACCTTTGGTGATGTGATGCACTGCGTTGATGCCAGCGATGGTGAACGCGTCCCCTGCCGCCAAAGCGCCAGCGGAAACTGCCACCGTCAGCGACTGGAAGCGGTTATCCACGTTGAGCCGCTCAGCCGTCGTTGGCGAGGTCGAGATGGCTTTCGGGATGTAGTAGTTCGCTGCCGCGTCGGTCGTGTTGATGGTCGCCGTAGCAGACCCAGCTGCCAACCGCACCGCGTAGTCGAGCTTGTAGATGTCGAAGGACGCTACCATCCCAACGTATGCACGCTCATACGCCTTGTCGGACTTCTGGTTCCCGAAGGAGCGCGAAGCCTTGGCAAGGTCGTTAGCAAGACCGTTGTAGTCCCGCGTGTTGAGCGCGAGGTAGCGGTCGCCGTCCATGATGCCTTGCTCGTTGAAGATGGCCTCGCACTGGGCGACGTCATCGAAACCACTCGAAGCACCAGCCGCCGTCGTGCGCTTAACCACCAGCGTGCCCTGATTGGCAGCGATGTTCAGCACCGACACGTTGATGTCAGAGGCGAGTTTCTGCTTGGCCGAGTTGCCAAGGCGTTGCTCTTGCAGAGCGTCGCGAAGCTCTTGAGCGTTGAGCTCGAAAGCGACCGTGCGCGTCTGGTTGATGCTGGCGGGAACCGCGAGCTGGGTGTAGGAGGCGTAGC